AGAGTACCTCAATGATCTGACCGTAAGCTGCAAGGACTTTAGTCTTAGTTACTTTGACAAAGACTTGGGATTTTTCTGTAGAAGTAAACTGTACATCAGGACCATAAAGGCCACGGTAGTTACGGTAAGCTTGTATCCAACGTGTTTCTTCTGTTTCTCTGGCGTCAGATGCTTTCTTATAGTGTTTCTGTACAAGGCCTACAATGCTACCTGCGAGAGGATCACTATAAGTATCTTCTTTCATGTCATCCAAAGAGGTAGCCTCTTCAACGTCCATGCCCATGCTTTCTTCAAATTCGTCCATAGTGTATCCTTAATAACCGAAGGTTGGGTCACTTGCTTGAAACCCTGATCGTTGTGTTGCAGGGTCAAAATCAAACAAACTGCTTCGTGGTCTTGTCATAACCCCATACCTGATTGCATCGTATAGGTGATCTTCTGAGTGTGTGTTTACGTCTTCAGGGTTATTCTTATCCAGTGGTAGAGCTGGTATCTGTGAGATAGTATTGCTACAAGTATTAAAAAAGACTAGCCTTGGTTCTTCTGTAAAGTCATCTACTTGTAATCGTCTGTGTATCTCATTCTTACCTGCAATCCTTGAACCTCTGGACCTGTCAGCAGGTCTCCACCTACAGCCCCGCATAATCATTTGTTCAGCTAGACTTGGACCAGTATCCCCACGCTTATGCCAGAGGGATGAGTCAAGGACTCCGTAGCGTATCTTCTCTCCATCCTCTGCTTCTAGTATCATATCAGCTAGGTCAGTAGCTATAACCTTTGAGCAGTACATTTCTCTATAAACAATCAGTTGTTCATCAGGAGCTACAGCAAACCAAACAACCCCTGAGTAAGAACCGTATCCGTAGTCACATGCTCTAAACCTTGCCCAGCCACTGGGTATCTCAAAGGGTTCTATGACGTGTACTTGTCTATTCCACTCAGGGAAAGCAGCACCTTCATTTACATCCCAGTTACCTTCAAGTAGTTGCTTACGTTGATGCTCTGGTAGTGATAGTAGGTTAGCTTCATATAGTCCATCATCAGCTAGGTACGGGTTATCAAATAGAGTAGCAGGAATAAACCTGCGTTTAAACAACGGCTGACCCTCTTTTGTGTGACCTTTAGGCCAAGCAATGACCTCTCCCGTTTCCATGTCAGTAGCATTAAAGCTAGTATTATGTGGGGCTGGGTCTACAAAAGTCTTCTTAACCCACTGATGACCTGCTCCACCGGGGTTAGTAGTACCCCTTTGATATAAACCTAGACCACTATTCCTAGTAGTACGTAGGCGTGATCTCATATAGTTCCAAGGATAAGGGCTAGGCCATTGTGTAAGTTCGTCAAAACCAATCCAGTTAAAAGCTTGTCCTTGGTATCTTTGTACATCATCGTCCCTATCTAGGTATGAGAGCCAGAGAGTTGCACCGCTTGGAGCTACCCACGTCTTGTCACGTTCCATAAACTTAATCCCGGGGATTGCTCTTGGGTAGAGCTGTTTGGAGACTGAGATAAGTTCTCTGAGTTCTTCTGTGCTTCTCCGTACCAACAGCATAGAAGATAATGGATTATTAAAATACCTAACAGGGTCGGCCAACATAGCAAAAGACTTACCACCACCAGCCGCTCCACCATATAGTACCTCTTGTTCTGACGCTGAGAGAAAGTCTGTCTGAGGACCGGGATTAGGCTCAAAGATAACGTCTTGAGCTTTCTCTACCTCAATCGGCTCTGGCTTCACTCTCGCTGGAACTGGTTGAAGCTCTGGCTCCAATACGGTTTCTTTCAAGGGTTTCCGCTTTTGCCGCCGCTTCTTTGTAGCGTTCAGCGTAATAGCGTTGCGTTGAAGCTTCTGCTTTACGTTTTCGTTCAAGTTTAACTCTCTTCATTAGACCCACGTGAGAGATATATCTACCTGACTTCTCACTTATCCAGTTGGCTACATCTCTGTAACTATATTGCTTTAGATATTTCTTAGCTTCTTCTAAAGCTTCTAGTTCTTCTGGGATTGGTAGCAGTATATCATCATCTTCAGGGTCTTGTCTATAGCCAAATGGCACAACTCTGCCTACTCTAACGACAGACAACCACTCATACTCACCATCAACTAGCTCTGGCTCAGGGAGCTTCCAAGTTTTATTAACTTTCATTTTTAGGCGGTAATATAAATACAGGGTTATCTGCTTTAATTTCTACTTTGTCTGTCTTTACAAACCCAGCACGGTCAAGAAAGTCTTTAGCTGCTGCCATCTTTTCTTTATTACCTAGATCAGTAGGGTTAGTCATAACCTGCATCATAGAGTATGCAGCTTTACTACCAGCAGTGGCAATAAACTTCTTAGTAAGTTCAACAATCTCATCCTGTAGTGCAGCAGTAATAGTTGTAGATGACATAGTATCAGCATAACCTGCAAGACGTTTAGCTCTTACAGGATCACCTTGTGCTTGCTCAAACAGTACATCAAGAAATATCTGTTGTTTTTCTGTAAGTTTTCTCATGCGCAAACACACTTCTTACATGAACACTCACGATTAAGCAAGGCGCACAATATACGTTTTATGTATCTAATCATGTTTTTTTCCTATACGGCTTTACTTTGGCTGCAACTTTCTTAGGTTGAGCCACAAACTGCTTACCCGCAGCAGTGCCTTTTCGTTTGGCTCTAGTTGTTGCGGCATACTGAGAATCACTAAGAGACTTAATAGCCGCTTTAGGTAGATACCTTTCGCCGGTGGCCTTTGGCCCTTGTGTTGAGGGCTTGCCACTCTTAGTAGTCCATTTCTGTTTAGTCCAAGACTTAAGACTTTTTTGACTTTTTGCTAGTGCCATCGTGTACCTTCTGTACTGCAAAATTAGCAGTAAGACTTGCTCCCTTATGGGCGACAAACTTACCACTATGTTTCATAACTTTAAAGCTACCATCAGATTGTTTCATCCAATGATAGCCTTTAGGTGCTTCTACTTTCATGAGGTATAACCTCCCCCTGCCTTTTTATACCGTGCAGCAACAAGTTGTGCTTTACGGGCCGACCATTGGCCGGGGCTTCCACCCTTACTTCCTGCTTTAACTGAATTAAAAATACGTTTACGCATAGTAGGCTTAGTATAATTACCCGCCGCATTTACAGTTGAACCACCTTTAGCATACCCCTTTGGCTTTGCTTTAGGTGCTTTCTTTACCGTAGAACTTTTGTTTAATTTCACCACGTGTGACCCCTATGTCTTTTAGAGCTGAGTCCGTCATATTGCTAAGTTGCCAGTATGATACTCTTCGTTGTTGGCTTTCCTGTAGTGCTTTAATAAATCGTTTAAACATGGTTATCTCCTTTTTACCAGAGACAGTTATACCACAGGTTACTCTATCATACTACATACAAGATTGCAACCCCGTTATGCGTTTTTCTTTTTCTTAAGGTTATCTACCTGAGACTTAACCATGCCACCCATGTTGTAGGTCATAGTGCCATTCTTAGTCATAGGCTTCCTGTTTACTACAGAGTCCTTAGAAGGAAAGCTTGAGGTTGCCATAGTGTTTACTGTACCGGGATTAGATTGCATTCCACCCTTATTGTATTTCACCATGCCGCCACCCATCATCTTCTTCTTGGTCATACCACCTTTGTTCATCTTGCCAACACCGTCAGCAGCATAGGCTGGTACCTTCTTGCCCTCTTTCATAACCATAGGCATTGATCCGCCTTTGTTATAGCTTGATGTTTTCTTTTTGGTTCCGTACATTTTATTTACCCTCCCCTATTTTTTTCAAGGCCTCACCACGGATTCTTTTAGATGCTGATTCTGTTTCTTCTGCAGTAATAGCAGCACGAAGTCCTTTACCTTTATGCATGTAATATAAACTACCTGCTTTTTTTGCAGAAGCAAGACTTTTGTATTCACCAGCCCTAGCTTTAGCTTTTTCTTTTGCTGCTGTAGATTTTCTACTTGCAATCTTTTTATTTAAAACTTCAGTAAGAGCTTTTTTATCTGCGTCTTCACGAATTTTTACCAGCCCTGCGCCACCGCCTACTGCTGCAAATCTTACCATGTTGTTAATACGCCTTTTACGTTCAGGTGTATCTTTTCTGTTTGCGTCAGCTTTAGCAGCATCTAGCTCTGCAGCTTTACGTTTTTTAATTTCTAATTTTTTTGCTTCTATGCGTCTAGCTTTCTGCATACTTCCTTGAGTACCAGCAGTACCAACAAGACTACCTTCTTTAGATGGTTGGCTGCGGTTATCCTTAGCTGCTGCTTTTATCTGTTTCTCTGCAGCTTTTATCTGAGTAACAGTTGGAGAATTATTTCTTATATAGGCATCATAAGCTACCTTACCTAATGCGGCAGCAGCAATTAAACCTGCAATGGTTGCACCCGTAGTTACTCCTTTGTTAGTACTTTTAGGTGAAGGATTTACTTTATCTTTAGATTTAATCTTAACAGTTGGTGGTTTAGCTTTAGCCATAGATTCAGCTCTACCTTTACCACCACGAACTTTGCCAAAGTTTGCCATCCGTCTGGAACCAAGTTTACGTCCAGTTGCAGATTGACCACTACCACCTAGTTTATTATTGCTTGCTGGAGGTTTACCAGAAGCTGCAGGTTTACCACCACTAATTGCATTTTTAGCACGAGTGATAAGAGAAATAAGATTATTCTCAGTACCAGTTACAGTAGGGAGTGTACTATTAATTTGCCCCTTTGTAGCTTTACGAAAGCCTTGAGCAATCAAACGATCTCTAATTGCTTTAGTGGTAGCTCTAACTAGTACTCCACCAAGATAATATATTACAGGGGGCATCTCTTAAACCTTTATATCTATTCTACCACTTGACTTTGTGGGACCAGTATTTTGCTGACAGTTTGCTTGTTGTCTTCCCTTGTGCATCATGTCTTGCGTAGTAACTTTTTTTACGG